TAATACTTTCTGCTTCTTCTTGACTTTCTGGATATAAAGTCCAATCTAATGTAAATGATCTTAAGTTAACGCCTTCAAAGGAAAGAGTAGCCTGTGGGTTAATTGCTGTTCCTCTTGAGGCTCCCATTGCTTTTCCTAAACCTGCAGAGAAACTATTTAAAGTATTATTCATAAGGAATGATAGTACTCTAGAACCTTGTGCTGCAAGCTCTGCGTTATCACTCTTTGAGTTACTTGCGGCATCTGATAAAAAACTAGCAATTCCTTTTATGCCAGCTTCACCGGCTCCAAATAAGCCACCAGCAACACCACCTAAACCACCACCCTCAGAAGAAAAGATGGGAGCGAGAGTATCTACAATAAGACTTTCTGTAAATGTTTTCTCAAATGAATTAACACTAATACCTGTTGCATCTGTTAATGATTTAGGCATTGGCAATTCAATAATTGCTTCACCTGAGATTTCAGGCATTGAGAATTGATTTCTACCTTGCTCTCCTTGTCCTGGTGTCACAAGAGTCTTGTAATTGTATTTCTTAAAGATTAGCTGAATGCCATGCGGAAAAGGCGCATCCGGAAATTGATGGCGCTTCGGCGCTGATCCTCTTGTATAATTTCTTTGTGGTCTTGCCATTCTAGTTTCCTTTGCTGTCTCCGTCAATTTCTAATAAATATGTATACGGATAATGTAATTATTTATAACAAAAATCGGAAAGTATATTATGGCATATAAGGGTAAGTTTAGACCAAAGCATCCCGATAAGTATAAAGGCGACCCTACAAAAATTATTTATAGGTCTTTGTGGGAATTTAAGGTATTTAAATGGATGGATTCTCACCCTGATGTAATATGGTGGCAATCAGAAGAAGTCATAGTTCCATATAGATCGCCGATAGATGGAAAGATACATAGGTATTTTCCTGATGTAGTTGTACATAAAAGAGACGGTAATGGTAATCCTCAAACGATTATGATTGAAATTAAGCCAAGCTCTCAATGTCGACCACCAGATATAAAGAATAAGAATAAAACAAAGACAGGCAGAATATCAAGGCGATATTTAAATGAAGTTAAAACATGGGGAGTTAACGAAGCAAAATGGAAAGCAGCAAAGAACTTTTGCGCTGACCGTGGATGGTTGTGGACAATTATGACAGAAAAACATATACCAGGAGCTCGATAAGTGGCAGAACTATTTTCAGATATACTCGCAAAGGGTATAAGGCAAGGACAAGTTCCTGCTAGAACAAAAGGTGCTAGAGAATGGTATCGTAAACAAGCGACGGCGGCATTAGGTAAAAAGATTACCGAAGAAGAACTCGTAGGTACTCAGGATAAAGGTAGAGCAAAAGCTCAGTTACGTGGAGAGGATGTATATGGTTCAATGTATTTCTTTAGATATGATCCTAAACATAAAGCTACTTTACCATATTACGACACCTTCCCGTGCATATTCCCAATAAATAAAGTAAAAGGTGGTATACTTGGTTTGAATATGCATTACTTGCCTCCAAAGATGAGAGCAGAATTAATGGATGCTCTATATAAAACCGTATCAGATAAAAGATACGATGAGAATACCACATTACAAATAAACTATAAGATTTTAAATAGTGCTGCCAATTTGAAATTTTTTGCACCATGTGTTAAAATGTATTTAGCAAAACACGTAAGATCTAAGTTTATTAAAATAAATGCATCCGAATGGGATACTGCCTTGTTTTTACCAGTGCAGAGTTTCCAGAAAGCAGGTCAACAAACTGTCTGGGCGGATTCAAGAAAGATTGCCAACAGGAGTTAATGAATGCCATTTAACATAACAGATTTTAAAAGCCAGTTTGAAAGACATGGCGGTCCTGCGTTGGCAAATTTATTTGAGGTTCAATTACTGAACTTGCCTAAAGGAATTAAGGCAAATGAAAACTATGATCCTGGAAGAGGGTTTACTTTCTTTTGTCATAAAATGGATATGCCTGGTGTTGCTTTAAATTCATCAGATGTTGCATATACAGGACAAATGAAAAGAAAGATTCCAACGGCTGTTCAAAACCCAGGTCCAATGACAGCAAGTTTTTATGTAGACAGTAATCACAACTTATTAAAATTCTTTCATCAGTGGACTCGAAACATTGTAAATTACAGTAAAGGAACTTCTCCACTTGATGAGTTCGGTGGAAAGCTTCCACATGAAGTTGGATTTAAGAAAGACTTTGCGTGTGATATGCTTATTCGACATTATTCAACAGAATCATTTCCTTCAGCTTATTACGAAGCAAAATTAGAAGGTGTATGGCCTGTCAGTGTTGGATCATTGTCCATGGATTGGTCAACAGCTACTGCATTATCATTGGATGTACAATTTACATTATCTGATATGCAATTTAGCGGAGACGCTACAGGAACGAAGAAATCATCAAGAGGTGGTGGATTGTTAGACGTACTCGGAGATATCGCAGGATTTGCCGATGTCGTAAGAGGTACATTGAAAGGTGGAAAACCAACAAGTATTCAAGATGCTGTTAATAGATTAGACAGACTCGGGAATGCAATTGATAACTTAGGTGGTTAGATTTAAATTATAGGAGTATAGTATGGCACTACCAAAAATAAATTTGCCGATCTCGGAATTAATATTACCGAGTAATGGCAAGAAGATTAAATATAGACCGTTTACGGTTAAAGAAGAAAAGATTTTATTAGTTGCGCAAGAATCAGGCGAAGCTGAAAATGAAGTCTTGGCAATGAAACAAATCATTAATAATTGTATGATAGATTATAGTATTGATGATATTGCATTGTTTGATTTTGAATATGTCTATTTAACATTAAGAGCAAGATCAGTAGATAACTTGGCTAAGTTTGTAATCAAAGATCCTGATACAGGGGAAGAAGTTCAATTAGAACTTGATATGACTGATATTGAAGTTTATAGAGAAGAAGGACATACAAACGAAGTTAAGATTAATGATGATTATACATTATTTTTAAAATATCCGAATGTGGATAGCTTTATTAAGATCATTGCTGCAAACGAAAACGATCCTTTAGTTAATTACTTTATTATGGTTGCTTGTTTAGATACATTAGCGTCAGAAGATGAAGTACATAGCTTTAAAGATTATAGTGATGAAGAAGTAGAAGAATTTATGGATGGATTATCAGGGGATGTAATACGAGATATAACTACATTCTTTGAAACCATGCCAAAGATAAGAAAGGAATTACCGTATACTAATAGTGAAGGTAAAGAGCAAACGTTTGTCGTAGAGGGCACCCGTAGTTTTTTTATCTAAGCCTTAGTCATATAACACTAGGGCATTATTATCAAACGATATTTTCAATGGCACAGCATCATAAGTGGTCTGTTTCTGAAATAGAAGATATGATGCCTTATGAGAGAGATTTATATTTTACTATGTTAGTAACATGGATCGAAGAACAAAACGAAAAACGACAGGGTTAAATTAAATGGCAGATAACAACGCACCAAAAGCAAAAAAGTTAAGTCCTGAGACTGAAGCTATTATAGATAGGCTGAAACGAGAAGGTCAGCTGACGCGTAATAGTGAAGGCAATTCTATTAAGTCAATTAAGATAAACCTTGAAAAGTTTGCTGATGCTTTTACCGCTATTCAAAAAAGTACAGAAGATACTGCCAGAATTATGACAGAAAACTTTGTTGATGGTAATACTGAAATACTTAAAAAGGTCGATGAAACATTAGAAGGAATGACCGACGAACAAAAGAAAGCCGAACTAGCAAGAAGAAAAGAGGCCAAGCTGCAAGCTGTTGCTGACAAAGAAACAAAGAGAGAACAGACATTTGGTCTTAACGCTTTGGGAAGTAACCTAAAAGGTTTAGGTAAAGGTATAAAAGATGGCTTAATGGGAATAAAGAAAGATCCGTGGGGTACGTTACTTAATATAGGAAAATGGGCGCTTGTAATACCGCTTCTTGCTGGAGCAATTAAAGGAGTTCTTGATTTAATTTTCGGCGAAGAAAAAGTGGCAGAAGTCTATAGGAAGGTAAATGAAGTTGGAACCAAATTTATTAATTTTCTTAAAGACCCTAATTGGGGAATTATCTTAGGCGGCCTTGCCGCGTTCTCTTTACTTAATTGGGCCAAACTGTATGGAGAGATGCTGCTTATGGCAAGAGCCTTAGGCGTTAAGGGTGGTATGGGTGGCGGTACTGATGTTCTGACGACTGGCGGCGACGGTAAAAAAACATCAAGAAAAGATAAATTCAAAAAGATTCTTGGAAAGGCTAAAGGTAAAGGCGGATTA